CAGGACCAGCTTAGTGTGCGGCGTAATGAGCGCCAGCGCGAATGGGAGAATGGTCAAGTTCCACGACTGTAACGCTTTGAAACCCTTGACGCGATTCACTTCATGGGAGAAAACGCCCCGACGTGGCGAACGTGGGGCGTTGGGGCGAAACCCACAGGCGGCGTTACCCGTTGGCGGCGAACTTCCCGCGTTCGGTCTTCTTGAACCGGGCGTCGTTTCCCTTCTCGTTAATCTCCCGCAGGATGGCGCTGTAGAGCGTGGCGTGCGGCGTCTTGCCGCCGGGACTCGACCAGAGATTCTTGGCGGCCATCGCCTCGATCATCTCCTTGGCGTTCATCGCGGTCTTAGAATCGACCAGCACCTGGGCGGCGGCATCGATCGCGCTGAGTTTTTTGGTCTTGGCGTCGTGGTTGTCATTGGCCTTCGCCTTGGCCCTCTTGGCGCGGGCCGCCTCGAGCTTCTTCGTCTCCTCCAGGTCGAGTTGGCTGCGGGGGGCGTCGCCCGTCCGTGCCTTCTTCGCCGGCTCGGCCTTCGGGGCCTTCGCGGTCTTAGTCGCTTTAGCGGCGGCGGCCTTCTTGGTGGTCTTGGTCTTGGACATGGTTCTTCTCCTAGTCTTGGGTCGCGATGGTGTGGCTGCCATCTTCAGGCGGCGGGAACCACCCGCCGCGACGCCCGCCGGCCAAGGCCGGCCAGCGTTTCGGCTTTACCGTGCGACCTGCCAGGCCCGCTTCGTGCCATAACACAGTTGCTGGCCCTCGACGATGTAGACCACATCGTCGTCATCCACATCGCCGTCATCTTCGGGGTCGTCTTCGTCGCCTGCCTCGTTGATCTCCTCTCCCGAGGCGACGCCCGCGATGGCGTTTTCGAAGGGGTAGTGAGATTGCGTCATCAGGCGGACCTCCACGTCCCCGAGTTCGTCGCGGTACTCTTCCAGGCGTTCGATCAATTCGCTTACGGTCATGGTCTTGCTCCTCGCGTCGGGAAATGTGGCTGCCATCATCAGGCCCGGCGAACCACCGCCGGGCGACGCGGGTCACGCCCGCGTTTCGGCTTACATGTCCTCTTCGTCGAACCCTCCCAGGAAGCAGACTGCCTGCGAAAGCAGGTCGTTGACGTGCGACAGGTTCCCGACATGCCCCCAATGAATCGGGTGTTCTTCGATCCCGGGCGCGGGCTGGTCTTGGAGCAGCTCGCGAAGGCAATCGAGCAGGTCTTGCGCGACGAGGTGGGCGTTCTCGTAGGCGGCTTCGGCTTCCAGTCGCGGCTTCTTGTTTTCGGGCTTCGCGTTCATCGTTCGTCTCCGGGCGTTGGTGGTTGGTGTGCGTCTTACGACACACACACATGAGCCAGCCCGCGTCGAAAACATCAAGCGCGGTGTTGGCAATCCGCAGCAGAATTCCGCAGTTTTTTTCCCGGCGATTTAGGGCGGCCTAAAACCATGTCAGGCGACGAATCCCGCAAGCCGATCAACCCCGCGGCGCTGACGCCGTCTGACGCCGCGCGCCTGCTGGCCAAGGTGGGCGGGCCATCGATCACCGAGGCGATGCTCCGAGACGACCTGGCGGCCGGTGCGCCGACGAACGCCGACGGAACGATCAATCTGGTCCACTATTGCGCGTGGCTGGTGCGCGAAATGAACCGCAGCGCGGGAGGACGCAATGGCGGCTGACCCGCGCAAACTACGACCGAGCGAACTATGCCGATTGTTGAACTCGACGCCGCTGGGCGAGGTCGCCAACGAACGGCAGATGTACCGCTTGCGCACGCGATTCGGTCTACAGGTGGGCGATGCACGGCACGTTGATCTGCTTCGCTTGACCGCCAAACTCGTCGAGGTGCGCCACGCGCCGAAGGCGGAACCCGATGGCGACCCATACGAGAAGCTGAAAAATCGAGCCCGCGCGCGCAACGTGGCGCTCGCCATCGCCGGACGCGACATTGGCGATCTGCCAACGGTGGTTAGTCCCGAGCGCAAGGCGCGGGCGGCATCCGACTTCCGCTATTTCTGCGATTCGTACTTCCCGCTGACGTTCCACCTGCCCTGGTCGCCCGATCACTTGAAGGTGATCGCCAAAATCGAGCAGGCAGTGATTCGCGGCGGGCTGTTCGCGATGGCCATGCCGCGCGGCAGCGGCAAGACCACGATCTGCGAATGCGCTTGTATCTGGGCGGTGCTCTACGGGCATCGAGACTTCGTCTGCCTGATCGGCAGCGACGAAGGCCATTCGATGGACATGCTCGACTCGATCAAGATGGAGCTCGACGGCAACGATCTGCTGCTCGAGGACTTTCCCGAGGTCGTTTATCCGATCCAGGCGCTGGATGGGATCGCCAACCGCTGCAACGGCCAGCTCTATAAGGGCGAACGAACGCATATCGGTTGGACCGCCCGCGAGATCGTACTGCCGACCATGCCCGGTAGCGCCGCCAGCGGCGCGATCATCAAGGTGGCCGGCATCACCGGCCGCGTTCGCGGCATGAAGTACAAGCGGGCCGATGGCCACACGGTGCGGCCCGCGTTGGTCGTGATCGATGACCCTCAAACGGATGAGAGCGCTCGGTCGCTGTCGCAGTGCGCGACCCGTGAAGGCATCCTGGCCGGCGCGATCCTCGGCCTCGCTGGTCCCGGTAAGAAGATCAGTGGCATCATGCCTTGCACCGTCATCCGGCCAGGGGACATGGCCGATAACATCCTCTCGCGCGATAGGCATCCCGAATGGAATGGGGAGCGCACGAAGATGGTGTATGCGTTCCCCACCGACGAGAAGAAGTGGCAGCGGTACGGCGAGCTCCGCGCCGAAAGCCTCCGCGAGCACGGAGACATCCGTTTGGCGACGGAGTTTTACGCCGCTGATCGCGAGGCGATGGACGCCGGCGCGGAGATCGCCTGGCCCGAGCGGTACAACCACGACGAGCTGTCGGCGGTCCAGCACGCGATGAATCTGAGGCTGCAGGACGAGGCGGCCTTCTTCGCGGAATACCAGAACGAGCCGCTCCCTGCGGAAGCCTCCGAAGTCGACGAGCTCACGGCCGACCAGATCGCGAGCAAGACGAACCGCATGCGGCGCGGCGAAGTGCCGATCGGCTGCAATCATCTGACCATGTTCATCGACGTGCAGCAGGCGCTGTTGTTCTTCGTGGTGACAGCCTGGGAGCACGATTTCACCGGCTACGTCGTCGATTACGGCTCGTTCCCCGATCAGCAGCGGCCGTACTTCACGCTCCGCGACGCCCGATTGACGCTCGCCGCCGCGACGCGGGCGGCGGGCCTGGAGGGATCGATCTACGCCGGCCTGGAAGCGTTGACGACCAGTTTCCTCACCCGCGAGTGGCGGCGCGACGACGGGGCCATGCTACGGATCGAGCGCTGCCTGATTGACGCCAACTGGGGTTCCAGCACCGACGTGGTCTATCAGTTCTGCCGCCAGTCGGCGCAGGCAGGCGTGGTGATGCCCAGCCACGGTCGGTTCGTCGGGGCTTCGAGCCAGCCGTTTTCCGAATACAAACGCCGCCCCGGCGACCGCGTCGGACACAACTGGCGGATGCCCAATGTGGCCGGCAAGCGGGCGGTGCGGCATGTGGTGTACGACACCAACTTCTGGAAATCCTTCGTCTATGCCCGACTGGCCGTGGCGATGGGGGACCGCGGCTGCCTATCGCTCTTCGGCGACGGTCCCGATCAGCATCGACTCTTCGCCGAGCACCTCACGTCGGAATACCGAGTGAAAACCGAAGGGCGCGGCCGCACGGTGGACGAATGGAAACAGCGTCCCGAGCGGGGCGACAACCACTGGCTCGACTGTTTGGTCGGCTGCGCCGTAGCGGCCTCAATCCAGGGCGCGGTGCTCGAGGGCACTGGCGGAACGACGGCGGTGCGGCGCGAGCGGGTAAGCTTCGCTGAAATGCAGCGGAGGCGACGAGGATGAAACGCCCCCTCCCCTCGCAGCCCCAGCGTGGCATCGAATGCCCAAAGTGCGGTTGCCGCCACTTCTACACCACCCATACAGAGCCGCTGCGCGACGGCCGCATTCGCCGCCGCAAGTTCTGCCGCCACTGCGGCCGCAAGATCATCACCTACGAGGCTTTTCCTCAGCGGCCGGCGGCGGACTGCTAGATGTAGCACGATCCGCCATTTCTTGCCGCGCCGCTCCGTCAGTTCGCGGAAGAACCGGGTCTTTATCCCATTAGGCGTTCGTATCGCCGCGCTGTCTTGGGAGCGACCCCGCATGGCTGACAACCTTGAAGACGCGATCCGCGAAAACGCCCAGGGGCCGGCGAAGGCCGCGGGCGATTCCGGCTCGATGGAGCAGCACAAGCTTCCCGACCAGATCGCGGCGGACAAGTATCTGGCGTCGAAGGACGCCGCTAAGTCGAAGCGCCGCGGTCTGGTGTTCAACAAGTTCGTTCCGCCGGGGGCAGAGTAGTGCTGGGTTGGCTCACCAATCTGTTCGCGTCGAAAGCGCCACAGCCGGTTCCTGGCCGGGCGGTGCGGATCGTGCGCGCAAAGTACGACGCCGCGGCGACGAACGCCGACAACCGCCGGCATTGGTCGAACGCGGACGGTCTGTCCGCCAACGCCGCCAACAGCCCCGATGTACGCCGCATTCTGCGGAACCGGGCCCGGTACGAAATCGCCAACAACAGTTACGCCCGCGGCATTGCGCTCACCTTGGCGAACGACGTGGTGGGCACCGGCCCCCGTTTGCAACTCCTCACGACAGACTCAGACGCCAACGGCCGGATCGAACAGGCGTTCATGCAATGGTCCAAGGCGGTTGGGCTGGCCGAGAAGCTCCGCACCATGCGGTTGGCTCGCGCTTCTGACGGCGAGGCGTTCGGCATCCTGACGAGCAACCCCGCGCTTGCGACCGCCATCCAGCTCGACCTGCGACTGGTCGAAGCGGACCAGGTCTGCACGCCCGACCTGTTCCGCGCCGATCCCAACGCCATCGACGGCATCGTGTTCGACGCCGCCGGCAACCCGACCGAATACCACGTCCTGCGGCAGCATCCAGGCGACATGTCGGCGAGCGGTGGCCGCGAATATGACCGAGTCGCTGCTGAATCGATGATCCACTGGTTCCGCGCCGACCGGCCGGGTCAAGCGCGGGGCATTCCCGATATCATGCCGGCGCTGCCGCTGTTCGCGCAGTTGCGGCGCTTCACGCTTGCGGTGCTGGCCGCCGCCGAAACGGCCGCTGACTTCGCCGGCATCCTCTACACCGACGCGCCGGCCAACGGCGAAGCGGACGCCGCCGAACCGTTCGAGCCGATCGAACTCGAAAAACGCGCGCTGCTGACGATGCCGGGCGGCTGGAAGATGAGCCAGATGGAAGCGGAGCAGCCGGCGTTGAGCAACCTAGGGCATTTTCAACTGGGGGCTGTGGCATGAGCACGGACGTTTCTATCAACGCAGAGCCGGCCGGAATTCCGTCCTCGGCAGCGGAAGCGTGGGCTGCGGTCTACATCGATGTTGCCGAGAAGCTCGACGCCGAAGCGCAACCAGCCGCAGGCGTCCAACCTTCGTCGAAGCAAGACGACAACGCTGCTGCCAACGCGCAACAAGTCGGAGAGGTCGAATGCCCAAGTACATAACCTGTGAAGCAGATCTGAATTTCCCGGTGCCCAATGCGGAGCGAGTTGCGGCGCAGGTGCGAGCCATGTTCGACGGAAGACACCCGGTTACCGCCAGGGCGGTAGCGCAGGTGTTCGGCCTGAGCGAAGGAGCGATTGCGGCCGTGCTGCGCCGCGCCGAGAACTGCGGGATGGTGCGAAACATCGAATGCCGCGGGTGGATTCCGTTGGAAACGTGATCGCCGGCATTGGCTCGCTCTGCGTCGCTAGTTCGTTTCCACGGAGGTGTCGGTATGCCGATTGATCGCTTGGCTCTGCTGGATTGGCTGCTCCCGCACTGCGAGCCGGGCACCGCGAGCATCATGTACCCGAAGGGAAAGAGCGACGGGCCAGGTTGGGCCAATGGCGAATCTGATGTCGCACGGGCCATCGAGGCGTATCGGGCCGGCGCGTTGAGCGCCGAGCAGTTCTCGTCGATCACCCAGGACGGCAAGCAATACGTCATTGCCGGCGGCACTCGCCTCGGGCTTGTTCCGCACCGTGATGGTCTGGTCGCCCGCTTCTGCCTCGACTTCGATGACCATGAAGGCGACGGTGGCAATGTTCATCTGGCCCAGGCTGTTGACCGCTTCCTTGGCGCGGAGTCGATCAAGTTCACCAGCAAAGGCGGCAGGGGATTGCATTGCCACTATGCCTTGGCCGAGCCGATGTCGGTTGAGGCGTTCGTCGAGTGGGCCAAGGCCTGGGGATTCAACAAGCGCGGCGACATCGAGTGCTTCCCCAAGACGCCCAAGCGCTCGCAGATGTGGTTGCCGAACGAGCCCAATGAAAACGGTGGCGACGCCCATCGCGGTGGCGACTTTGAGTCGTGCCTGATTGCCGCACTACCGCCTGCGCCGTCGCGTCGCCTCAACAAGGCAACCCTCGACTTCCTGCGCGGCTTCGTTGCTCCAGGCTATCGCAACGACGCGCTCAACAAGGCGGCCTATCACTGCGCCAAGAATCGAATTGGCGAGACGGAAGCCCGCACGCTTTGCCTGCACGGTGCGGAACTCTGCGGCCTACTGGCCGACGAACCCGACCAGACGCGCACGACCTTCATTAGCGGTTACCACTCGGGCAGCGAGGAAGTCCGCCTGCGGCAACCGAAGGTCACTGAGGATCGTACTGCCGCGCCCGATCTGCTTCGCGGCCTGGGCTGCACCGACTTCGGCAATGCACAACGGCTTGTGCGTCGCCACGGGCAGCACCTGCGGTACTGCTACGAGTTCAACCAGTGGCTCGCCTGGACCGGCACACATTGGTCGTTCGACCAGGCCGTTGCTGAACGCCATGCGAAAGACACCGTGCTGAGCATCTACTCGGAGGTGGGCCAGTTGGCCGACGCGAAGGACCGCGAAGCACTTCATCGGCATGCGTTGCTTTCGGAACAGGCGTCGAGGATCGCAGCCATGTTGTCGTTGGCCCGTAGCGAACCGGGCATTGCAATTCGTCCTGACGACCTCGACCGCGACACCTGGTTGCTGAACTGCACGAACGGGACCATCGATCTGACGACTGGTGAACTGCGCCCTCACCGGCAGGCTGACCTCATCACGCGCTGTTTGAGCTTCCCGTTCGACGCCGACGCAACATGCCCGCGGTGGGAGGCGTTCTTGAGCCGTATCATGGATGGCAACGCCGACCTGCTCGGCTTCATCCAGCGGGCCGTGGGGTACACCGTCACCGGCTCAACGGCCGAGCGCTGCATGTTCATCCTTCACGGCGGAGGCAAGAACGGAAAGACGGTCTTCCTCGAAGGGCTGCGGCTGTTGTTGGGCGATGGCTATACCGCTCGCACGCCAACCCAAACCCTGCTGGCCAAGCGCGGCGACACCATTCCGAACGATGTGGCCCGCCTGCGCGGCGTCCGATTAGTGACAGCGAGTGAAACCGGCGACGGCAATCGGCTCGACGAAGCGCTCGTCAAGGATCTGTCCGGCGGCGACCGGATCGTCGCCCGTTTTATGCGCGGTGAATGGTTTGAGTTCACGCCACACTTCAAGATTTACCTCAGCACGAATTACCGGCCTCGCATATCGGGCACCGACGACGCCATCTGGGATCGACTGCGGCTTGTGCCATTTCTGATCCGCATCCCCGAGGAAGAGCGCCGGCCGATGGAAACTATGCTGGGCGAGTTCGAAGTGGAACTCGCCGGCATCTGCAATTGGGCCATTCGCGGCTGTCTTGACTGGCAGCGCTACGGCATGGGCGAACCGCCCGAGGTGCGGATCGCGACCACCGAATACCGCGATGACATGGATGTGCTGGGCGACTTCCTGGCCGAGTGCTGCGTTGTGCATCCCGACGCCAGAGTGTCGAGCCAAGAGGTCTATGCCGAATACCGGCGGTGGGCGACCGACGCCGGTGAGCGCGTGCTGCCGCAGAAACGCTTTTCGCAATGGATGGAACATCGTGGTTCACAAGGCGGCTTCCGCAAACAGCACACCAAGCGCGGGAAGCAATGGCATGGACTCGGTCTGGCGTTCGAAACGGCGACGTTGGGCGTCCGCGAGCAGGACCAAGATGGTGACGGGACGAACTTTTGACCCGTCACCTGCCGTCACCGTGCGCACGAATCGAAACGGCAGATTACCGTCACTCCCGTCACGCAGGCGGTCGGTGGGTCGGTTCGGGTGACGCGTGACGGGTAGTGACGGCACTACGGGGTTAATCGCTTCAAGGCCCAAACATGAACATCAATACGCATAACGCGCTCATGCACACACGCGAGAAGGTCACTATGGGCCGTCATCGCTCAGCAGCCGTCACCTGCCGTCATCCCGTCACCGCGCCGACGGCATAGGTACTTCCCCGCGAAGGTCTTTTCCCGAGGCGTGCGGGAACAGCCACCATATCGAGCAGAGTTTGTTTTTGTGGTCCGAACAACGGAAAGGCGTGTCATGAACCAAGTTACGCACCAGAACGCCACAGCGGGCCGCACAGGCGACGACATGGCCAAGATTCTGGCCGACGCCGAAGCGCTCTGCCGTGCCGTCGCCGGTCGCGACCTGGAGGGCGTGCCCCTCTATCTCGTTCCGCAATCGATCCTGCCGCCGGAATGCGGCTCGGGCGACCACTGCTACGCCTACACGCTGGGTTCGCTCGACCTCTATCTACGCGACCACATCCCCGGCTATCGCGGCCGCGGGCCGTGCGTGGTCATCAACGACATCGCCCTGGCCGAGAACTATGCCGGCGAAGACCTGGAGTACTTCACGCAGACGACGCTGATCCATGAATTGGCTCACGTATTGGATCGGCCGGCGGTGTACGAAGACCGCACCGGCGTCGATCCGAACAAGTTGAAGTTCGAAGCGCTCGTCGTCGCGCACATCACCGCCAAGCCCATACGAGAGGAAATTCCCCGCTACCACGGGCACGAAGCCAAGTTCATTCGCATCTGCCTGCACCTCTGCTATCGCGCCCAGCAACTCGGCTTCGACATTTATCACGTTGCGGTGTGCGCCGGCTACCGCTATGGGCTGTCGCACGCGAGCCACTATCTCGAAGCCCTGGGCGACGAGCCGGCCCGCTGCATGGGCATGCTCTTCCGCGACATTCTCGCGACCGAGCCACCGCCCGCATTCTCGTCGCTGTGGTGCGACGACTTCATTGCCTACCACAAACGGTTTCCCCTTCAGAAAGGAAGCGACCTATGAGTGTTACTTCGTTCTTCGAGAAGTTCGTTGGCTTGCAGCAGCAGCGGGCGCAGACGGCCATCGCCACCTACCGCGACCTCGTCGCCGGCATTGCGACCGGCGAGGAGCCCAACCCGGCCGAGGTCGAACGTTTGTTGCCGGAAGCGGGCATGTCGCTTGATGACCTACGCCGCGACGTGGAGCACTTTCAACACCGCATGGCGCTCAAAGCGGCGGTCGCAGCGATGCCGGCGTTCGAAGCCGAGCGCAGCACCCTGGAAGAGAAGATCGCGGCCGCGAACAAGTTGCTGGAAGCGGCCGAAAAGCAGCACCGCGAAACGACGCGACCGCTGTATCTTCGTCTGGAAGAGGTCAAGCAGGGCATTAACCAAGGCACCGACGCCACGATGCAATTGGTCTACACCTGCGAAGCGCCCGACCTGCGCGGCGAAATGGATTCGCTCGATGCGGAATACGACCGCCTGAGTAGAGAGATTCAGGATCTGGAAGGTCGCGCTTTCCGCACCGACCGCCAAGCGCAGGAAGAGCACTACGAGGCGGATCACCAGTTGGTCTTGTCGGACACTCAGCGCGGTCATGAACGAGCCAAACGCACCGAACAGCAGGCCACGGCCATGCACCGCGAAGTCAGCAGCATGAAGCGCAAGCTGGCCGACCTCGACAAGCAGCGCACGCAACTCGAGCAGCGGATGCGGAAGTCCGACATCTGATCTCGCCGCCGGCAAACCCACTCGGCCTGCCCGGCGTCGAACGCCGCGCCGGCCGACCGGACGAGGATGTGCGTCCGCGAATCGTTCTTTTACAATTTGGTTGAACCGTAGTGAGCCGCCGGGCTGGCACCCCGGCGGCTCGGCAGAGCTAAAGTAGTTGGTTCAGCCACGCTGATTGACCACAAAGGACATTTCGCCTATAACGCAGATGTAACGCGCTCTGCGTTGCATGCCGCGCCTGAGAGAGAGGTATCTATTATGGCAGCCAATAAGACGGAGTTTCTCAACATGCGGGTCTCGCCGCAGACAAAGCGAGCGTTGCGAGTCATCGCGGAAAGCGAGAACCGCAGCATGGCGAATGCGTTGGAATGGCTCGTAGCTGAGTACATGGCAAGAAACGAACTTCCAATGTCTCGTCCTACCCCGAAGCGGGTTAGGGTTCACGCAGGTTAAGGAGACCGCCATGACGGCACTTCACGAGAACGGGAAGGCATCGAAAGCCAACGGTTCGTCGCAATGCGTCCGCATTCTGAAGAATACCCGCGATGCTGGGATCCAAATGCCAGATTACGCGCTTTGGCAGGGAGATGCAGGTGCGTTTTTAGACGCCCTTCCTTTAGAACCACTTTTTGACCTTGTGGTTACATCGCCACCGTACAACATTGGAAAGCCCTACGAAAAGCGTGCCGAGCTGGAGGACTATCTGCTTTGGCAGTCAACGATCATCAACAAGATTGTGCCTCGGCTAAAGCCGACGGGAAGTCTTTGCTGGCAGGTCGGGAACTATGTCGAGGATGGAGAAATCCTGCCGCTGGACATTGAGTTTGCGCCGATCTTCAGGGCGCATAAACTTCAACTCCGCAACCGGATCGTCTGGCACTTCGGCCACGGGCTGCACACCAAGCGGCGATTCTCCGGCCGATATGAAGTCGTAATGTGGTACACCAAGAGCAAGGACTACACCTTCAACCTGGACGCCGTCCGTATCCCATCGAAGTACCCGGGGAAGCGGCACTTCAAAGGACCACGGGCTGGCGAGCTTTCGGGAAATCCATTGGGGAAGAATCCTGAAGATGTGTGGTTTATCCCCAACTGCAAGTCCAACCATGTTGAAAAGACCGAACATCCCTGCCAATTTCCTGTCGGTTTAATTGAGCGGTTGGTTCTCGCACTCACAAACGCTGGTGGGTTGGTGTTCGATCCGTTCGCAGGGGTTGCCTCCGCCGGCGTGGCGGCAGCACTCTACGGCCGACGGTTCTGGGGCTGCGAGATTGCCAAAGAGTACGTGCAAATCGGACGCGATCGGCTTATCGAGTCCCTTTCAGGAAGCGTAAAATACCGGCCACACGATAAAGAGATTTACGACCACAATCAGAGCAACCTGTCGCGGAAGCCTTCTGAATGGTCGTGACAGGGGTGCTACATGAAAGCAAATGTCTATGGCCACCACTTCGGGGACAAGATCATTCCTGAGGGGCTCATCAATGAAGCCAAAGCAGCGATCGAGTCCTGCTCTGTCGTGCCGCAGAAAAAATCCTCCAAAAGAATCAAGGAAGCCATTTTGGAATCGTTGGCAGAGAAGGGGTGGCCAGGCGAGGTGACGTTGGATACCGCCTCAAAGATCAGCATCACGTCGCGCAAGGAAAGCATTGGGCTTTGCTTCCAAACTGGGAACATGAGCCGGATGTACGCTGATCTCCTCAAGCTACAAGCGGTCTACCTGCGGGGCTCGATAGACGCTGCGATATTTATCTTGCCCGAAGACGAGTGTGCCAAGATCCTTGGCGACAACATAGCAAACTGCGACCGCCTTCGGCGCGAGCTGGAAATATTTGATCGGGCAATCACCGTCCCCCTTGCCGTAATCGGAATTGAACAATCATGAGCACCTCTGAAGTCGATGCGTCAGCCAGTGAATGGGGCTGGCCGCTACCGAAGCGCAAGCAGCTTTTTGAGGATTTGAAGGCGGGGTCTTCACACAGCCGTCAATTGGAGTTCATGGGTAAGCTGTGGACGCTACCGGTGGTGCGGGTGCCGATCCACGCTCCGAAATACAGGTTGCTGAACGGCCGGACTGCGTCGGCGCAAGAGGAGTGGCTCGCGAAGCACCCGGATAAGCCGGAGGATTTCTTCAGCAAAGACCCGGAATCGGATGAGGTTCAAAAGGTGCAGCACGAGCTGCTCGAAAGACTTATTAAGGGCGCTGGGCTATTGCCGTACTTCAAAGAGGCGGAGAACAAGCAGAAAGAGCCGCTCATCCTGGATTGCAATGGCTTCGTCATCAACGGGAACCGGCGGCTTTGCGCCTGGCGGAACCTGTACAAGGAGGATAAGACGAAGTACGGGCACCTGTCCCACGTCGATGTGATCGTCTTGCCGCCGGCCGACGAGAAGGCCATCGACAAGCTGGAGGGCGAACTCCAGGTCGAGCCGGATATCCGTGATGACTATACCTGGGACTCGCTCGCCAACATGATGAAGGTCCGGCAAAAACTGCACGCGCTGGACACAAAGTCGCTGGCGGAGTTCTACAAGAAACGCGAGAGCGACGTAAAAGAGCTGCTCGATATGCTCGATTATGCCGCGGCCTATCTGGAGAAACGCGGCAAGGCTCACCAATGGAGTGAGGTGTCCGACAAGGAATATGCGTTCCGGCAAATGGTGAAGCGGCGCGAGGCGTTCGGTGACGCCGGGAAGAAGAAGCTGTTTGAAGAAATCGCCTATGCGTTGATCGACGACCCGGAAGGTGGCCGACTCTATGAAGCGATTCCGGATGCCCACAAGCACTTCGACAAAATCCGCGAGGGGCTTTTGGATGTGTTTCCAGTGACGGCGTCTGGAGATGGGGGCGGGCTCGATATTCTCGGCGGCGGGACTGTTACCACCGTCGACGTGCCGCTGGCGCAGGAAATCAGCAAGGATGAGGAAACGCGTAAAAAGGCAAGCGGCATCATCCGCGACCTAATCGAGTACCTGAAGTTGCTCGATAAGGAAAAGAAATCGTCCGACTTCCTGCTGATCCAACTGCAAAAGGCGAATGGCCTGGTGCAGAACGGCATCACCGGTGGCTTGCGGCCGGAGTCCAAAAAAGCCGGGGTTGAAGAGCAAATCAAAGCGATAGAGAAGGGGCTCGCGGAAATCCGGGAGTGGCTGGCCAAGAATGCTTAGGATTGCCTATGAAGCCGATACGCGCCGGGCGATTCTGAGCTGGGACGCCTCGGAAAGTGCTGCCGAATGGGTGCGGCTGCTGAAGCGCGTCGTATCTGACCATACGGACGAATACACCCAGCTTTCTGCGGAAGCAGTTGCTTTGCCGTGGTGGACATTCTTGTCGGCCAGGTCGCAAGTAAAGCAAGTGTTGGGTGGCTACAAGGTTCAGCTCAAGGTTGGGGAGCTGGCTGCGGAGCTGCTCAAGCAGTCAAACGCTAATGAGGTGTCCTATGCCCAGGCCAAGGCCGCAACGGCGGCCTCAACGGGCGGGATTGTCGAGCGCCTAGCGGCGAAAGGCTTCACGCGAACTCTTACAAATGAGCAGTTACGGAATGTTGGAAAGCTAGCCGGGCTAAGTGCCGCGGCGACGTTTTCCGTGCCGGGTGCCGGAAAGACGACCGAAGCCCTGGCGCACTTCTTTCTGCGTGCTGGGGACGACGACAAGCTCCTGGTCATCGCCCCGAAAAATGCATTTGGTGCGTGGGATGAGCAGATAGAGATATGCGTACCGGGATCGGCTGGGTTCACTCGACTTCGGGGCGGACGGGATCGCATTGAGCAGCTATTGGATGAAAACCCGCGGTACATGCTGATTACTTATCAGCAATTGCCGCGAGTACGGGACCTGATTGCCAAGCATATCGCCAGTCATCGCGTCTTCGTGTATCTGGATGAAAGTCATCGAATCAAGAGCGGAAAGCAGTCGGTGACTGCGGAGAACGTCCTGAGCCTGTCGCATTTGCCGGTGGGCAAGCTGGTGATGTCGGGAACTCCGATGCCGCAAGCGGATTCTGATCTGATTCCGCAGTTCTCGTTCCTTTACCCGGAAATGCCGGTTGATGTGGTGACGGTCGCCGATCTCATTAAGCCGGTCTACGTCCGCACGACAAAGCGTGAGCTGAACCTGCCGCCGGTGGATCGGCGTTTGATCGAGCTGGACATGTCGCCGGTGCAGGCGAAGCTCTACAGCCTGATGCGGTTTGATGTGGCGAAGGCTGCCGAACAGGCACTGAGTGTGCGGAGCCGACTCTCATTCCGGCGGCTCGGCAGGAGCATCATGCGGCTGCTGCAAGTGGTCTCGAATCCCTCATTGCTCGCGCGCGAGGTCGGTTTCGCCCATGAGGGCATGCTCGGTGAACTGTTAGAGGAAGGCCGGGCGCCGAAGGTCGAATATGCGTGTTCGCGTGCCCGGCAACTGGCAAGGGAAGGCCGAAAGTCGCTGATCTGGACATCGTTCGTGGCCAATGTCGAGCTGATTTCTGAGCGGCTCTCGGACATCGGGGCGGTCTTCATTCACGGCGGCGTGGAAGCTGGGGATGAAGACGATGAAGACACGCGGGAAGGGAAAATCAAGGCATTCCATGACGATGCTGAGATCCGCGTGATGGTGGCCAATCCGGCAGCGGCGAGCGAGGGAATCAGCCTGCACACTGTTTGCCACAACGCGATCTATGTTGATCGGACGTTCAATGCTGCACACTACCTGCAATCAGAGGATCGGATTCACCGCCTCGGCTTGCAGCCGGATCAGGTGCCGGTGATTGAAATCCTGGAGTGCCGGTCAACCATCGATCAAATCGTTCGCACACGTCTCGGCTTCAAAATCGACCGAATGAGCGCGGTGCTGGATGATCCGTCGCTCAGCGTCGATCCGATTCCCTTTGATCCGGCGCGGTTTGAGGAGTCGGACGATTATGGGGCGGGGGTCACGGAAGATGATATCGCGGCAATCATTAGCGGCCTTAAAAATGGGGTGGCAAGATGATGAGCCTTTCCCCAGGCCTGCTTTACTCCGCACAGAAGCTGGTGGACACGGTTGCAAACAACCGGATGCACCGCGACGAGTTCCTGTTCTCGTTCCGCACGGTACTAGTATCCCCGGCCAATGGGGTACTTACGCTCTCTACGCGTTGCGGCTGGATCAATATCGATGAGGAGTTCGCCCTTGATGTCACGGAGATGGGACGGAAGGTCCAATCGCTGCTGACGGTAGAGGACAAACTACGGCAACAGATCAAGGACTTCATCCAGTCAGTTCAACCGGCCTGGGCAAAGCTGCTCCCCAGGGGGCGATTGGAATCCTTGCCGGTCATGCCGTCAGACGCCAGACAATGCTTTACGGAGGCTGGCCTCGCAGTTAACCCGCCAACCGATGAAGTTATAGCATGGTGGGATGATCTCGCTGCCGCTGCTCGCGGGCGGCTTGCTGATTACCTCGCGAAAGTCGGTCGTGATGGCGAGCGCTGCTCGATGCGGTATGAACAGGAACGCGTGGGACGGCGCCCAATCTGGAAGTCAATCGAGTCGAATCTGAGTGGCTACGACCTGCTTTCGCTGGTCACGCGGGAGGATACTTCGACGCTGCAAATCGAGGTGAAAGCATCGGAGCAACCGGTTGATTCGGCGTCGATGCATATCACGCGGACCGAATGGGAGGTCGCCTCCACCGGCGGTCGGTATGTCTTTCACCTGTGGTCAATGACAGATAGTGGCAAGCGACTGGCCATCCTCGCGCCTCATGATGTTGCCGGGCATGTGCCGACTAATTCCGGCGTCGGCCGGTGGGAAAGTGTGGAAATCCCCTTTCGGGCATTTGAGGATTCGTTTCGAGAAGTAACGCTCTAAGCCGAGACACTCATCGGGACCGTATCTGGATGCGGTTGTTGGCTAACGGGTCGCCCAAGAAGTAAGACGGGCAATGCAATCGGCACAAAGCTTGTTCGCGTTTTCGAGATAGGGGACGTCGATGGCGGCAAGCTGGCCAAGGGCGAGGTTGTAAACATTCACGTTTGAGTCAAGGTAGCGCTGGTCGACATAGCCGCGGTTGTGAACATGAACATTGCGGCGGATGACAAACTCGACAACCTGCGCGAATGCGTTGGGGATGGCAGGATCGGCAAGAACGACGCCGGTGTGGTTCAGGATTTGTAACACGTCTTTGATGTAAAAGAGTTTTAGTTGTCGCTCGATGATGGCATCCTGAAACTGGTCAAGGTCGTCGTAGTCGGCAAACTCGGTCAATGCGACCTTGTCGCTCCTGCCAAACCGTGCGATGAGTTTCAGGAAATCGTTACGCAGGGCAACACGAACGATGTCGAAGACGGCGGCATCAAATGCGGTCATCAACAAGAGGAAGCCCTGTCGGTAAAGGTTTACTTCGGCTTCCGGAAGCGTGAGCCTGGCAGCGAACCTCATTCGCTCGAAGAAATCTAACGCCCTTCGTAATGCGTTATTCCTGCCAGTAAGGCGTCGGCACTCAACCTGCGTAATAGCATGGCGGATGACTCCGCGGATATGCTCGTCGTCTTCTTCTGTCCGTTCTAAAGGATATCCTTCCTCAAGGGCTTCGATGTGTTTATGGAATGATCGCTCGACGAGAGCCTCTCTTTCTTCAATGGTGGGAGACCCTGAGAGATTCGCATCAATGTATTGAAGCCAGTCGCCGAATAACTCGAATTTCTCTGGCGGGATGGAGTTGGCGAAGGTGTCTGCCTCGAATGCATCGATTTGCTGGTCCTGCTGTTGGGCCAAGTCCTTGAGCTTCGGCTCGAGCTGATCGATGATCGCCAACAAAGCGGCTACCTCACTGGCGTCAAAGGGTTGACCTTTCCGCTCTGGCGGTCGTTGAAAAAACTGCGTGACGCCATTCATGTTGAGAAGGTAGGTAACGTGCTTAGCGGCATCGTCGTTGATTTGCGTGTATTCGTCCGCGGTGACGATAAAGCGACGGATATTGGCCTGTTCGTCGAGGAAACGTGTCTGGATTTCAGCAGCGGTCTTGTGAGACATATAGGTGAAACCTGTCCTCATTTTGTGTCGTGAGCATCGCGCGATGCCATCTTCAGTTCGAGGCGATGCCACTACTTTTTATCGCTCCGGCCGGCATCGGGACAGCATGCCGAGAAAACTGGCGTAGCGCACGCCCCAATAAACTTCTGCTGAAATTCTGGCCAACCGCGCTTGATGTGTTCGCGCCCGCATGGCTCATGTGTGACTGTCGCCTGCGGATTGGCCGCGGGCGGAAACGAACCTCGATGCGAAAGGACGAACGATGAAGACCACGAAGACCGCGACGAAGAAGGCGACCAAGTCCGCGAAGCCCGCCAAGAAGGAAAAGGCGAAGGCGAGCATGCCGGCCAAGGCGACGCCCGCCAAGACGGGCAAAGCCGCGAGGGCATCGAATCCCGCCAAGACGGATGCCAAGAAGCTGAGCCAGATCGAGGCGGCAATCAAGGTGCTGGCCAAAGCGGGCGAACCCATGAACTGTAAGGCGATGGTCGAGGCGATGACCAAGCAGGGATTGTGGACCAGCCCCGGCGGCGCGACGCCCGACGCGACCTTGTACAGCTCGATCCTGCGGGACATTAACACGAAGGGGAAGGACGCCCGCTTCAAGAAGACGGATCGCGGCCATTTCACCCTGAACGGCAAGTAGGAGGTGGCCCATGAACGACGAACGACAAACCGGCGCGGTGGACCAGGAAGCGTTCGAGAAGGTCATCCGCGACAACCTTTCGCCCGAGGCCGTCGCAACGATCATCGCGTTCCTTCAGCCGGCGGCGTTTTACCGGCCCGCCAACCAGGAGGCGATGCAAGCGCTTCTCCAGGTCGAATGGTTCGCCAACACGCTGACCGACATGCTCGGCGTCGAAGAGCACAACCGCCTGATGGAAGAGCTAGGCCTATAGCGGCCTACGCCCCACCACGACGCCACAGAGGCCGCACATCGCGGCCTCTTCTTTCGGTTGGACCGTTCGTTCGACCGCGCCCCGAACGCCCGTGCGGGCCACCCGTGCGCCCACAACACCCGCGCTGGAGGCCTGCGGCCAAGGCGAGGTAACTGTGTGGTCGGCGCGGTACGTCGCCCGCCAAACGAACGTCCACGAACCCGAGGAGAACCCATGAGCAAGAACGGAACCAAGCCGGCGGTCGGCTATATCCGCATGAGCACCGACAAGCAGGAAGATAGCCCGGCCCGGCAACGCCGCGACATCGAAGCGCTGGCCGAACGCCTTGGCTACCGCACTATTTCCTGGTACGAAGACCACGGCCTGACCGGCACCGAGTCTGCCAACCGGCCCGAGTTCCGCCGGCTATTGAACAATGCCAAGGGCGGAAAGTTTCAGGCGGTGCTGCTGTCGGAACAAAGCCGCATGTCGCGCGAGGACGTTTTCGACGCGATGGTGCATTGGAAACTGCTTCGCGACGCTGGCGTGAAGATCGTCACCTGCCAGCGCGGCGAGCTCGACTTCAGCAATCTCGGCGGCGTCATCACGGCCATCGTCGATCAGTACGGTGCCCGCGATGAGTCGGTGAAGCTGGCGCAGCGCGTCGCAAGCGGCCAGCGTTTGAAAGCGAAGCAGGGGCAGCGAATTGGCGGGATCGTGTTCGCCTACGACCGTGATGTCTTTGACGACGCCGGCAAGCATGTGAAGCGGATTCATTTCCGCGACCGGTTTCGCAAGCCACCGACCTGGCGAACCAAGCTCGTTCCTTCCGACGACCACAACGCCGTCGCCGGCGTCCAATGGGCGTTCGACTCCATCCGACAGGGCCAATCGATCGGTTACGTCATGAAAGGGCTGAATAAACGCGGCCTGACGACGACGCACGACAATCCGTTCACGTTTACCACCACGATCAACCTGCTAACCAATCCTGCTTACGCCGGCGTGCTGCGGGTCGGAAAGTACTCGCGCGGCAAGTTCTCGTCGGTTGCGGAAGACGGAATGATCGTGGTCGAGAACGCTCACGAGCCGATAGTCGATCCAGAAGTGTTCGAGCAAGTGCAGCAGGTTTTGCTCGACCGCAAGAGCCGAACGCCGCGGGCCAGGCCTGAACAATATGTGTTGAGCCGCATCGTGACTTGCCAGCACTGCGGCATTCGCATGTACGGCGTGCGACGCAGCAAACGCGACAAGCACGTTGCGTTCTATCAATGCAATCCGTCTCCCGGCGTCATGCCTTACAGTCCCAATTGTCCGCACCCGGCCGTCCGCGCTGACCGGCTCGAAGCGTTCGTGCTGGAGATGATTCGTGAGCGCTTGCTCGATACCGGCGTGGAGCAGCAGATCCGCGACGCCATTCTGCGGGCGAAGCGGAAAGACGCCACGAAGGTTTCGCGCGACGAACGCCGGCTGGGCGACCTACGCCGCAAGATTGATCGCGGCACCGAAAACCTGGCGTTGGCGGACCGCGACGACTTCCTCGCCATATCGAAACTGCTCACCCGCTGGCGTGAGGAGGAAGCCGAGTTGGTCGAACAGATCGAGCGTCGCGGCCGCGAACTTGAGCCGCTACCCGACGCCCTGCGTGTGCTGGCCCGGCTATCCGAAGTTCCTGGCAACCTCGCCAAGGCGGATCGCGCCAAGCTCGCTCATGCAATTCGCCAGACGGTGGCATCGATCAGCATTGGCGTCCGCGACGCGACCTCGGGTGAGATTGCCTACCGCGAGTTGCATGGCGAGCTTCAGTTCCACGAGGCATTCGGCCTGCGGCCCATCGCCATTCCCGACGAAGTCATTGGCCAGCGACGCATCTGGCGCGAGATTGGCGAGTTGGCTCGTCGCGCGAAGCACCCCATTCGGCTCGCCGACGTTTGCGAACTCATCGGCTCGTCATGCCCGTCTCGCGCTTGCCACAACATGCGACGGGCGGAAGCGGCCGGCTTGGTGCGGAAGGTCGGAAAGAACGGCGGTTGGGTTTCTGCAAAGTAGATGCAAAATGCGCATCGCCTAGTTGTCGCTAAGCTTTTTGAACATCTCGACGCCCGTCATTGGCACTTGGTCAAGCAGCACGTAAGACTTTTCATTGAAGTTCAGGAAGTGCCGAATGTCGTCGGCACTTTCCGTCCCTCCGAATACATGCTGATCCTGCTGATCGCTAGGGATTTTTTCTGCGAAGAATCTGGAAGCGGCGTCGCTATCTGTAAAGAACGCGGGCAGTTGCCCGTGTTTTTCGGTTAAGGCTCCGAAAACGCTGTCGCCGGCTTTGTTGGTCAGAAAGAAAACCTTCTTCATGATCTAACCCTTTAGAGAATGCATTAGTTTCGGCACTACTTGAACCATTTGAGAAACGGTTCACAGGCGTTCGACCAGATGTCTTCAGTACGCCACTTCGGCCCGCTCGTCCCGTTCATAGACAACAGAAACCCAAACTCTACGCTCACCCAGGTCCAATCGATCTGCTTGACGCCCTGAATCCTGGCTCCTAGTTCGGCGAGCGACCGGCAATCGGACGCCTTCGGGATTAACCTCTCAGAATCCGAATGATCATGAACCAGCGATAAGCGGGACTCGTCAAATGCGAAGTATAACTTTTGTCGCGGAAGCGCCTCGAGCAACTTGCCTGCATCTTCATCCTTTTCCTTCTTTCCCGGCTCGGGCGGGCTCATGGTCCCCGCGCTCACAATAACGTCGACTGGTCTGCTCGCTACTAGCTGTGCCTTCGCTGCATACGAGTCAAACGAGCCATCTTTGAGAGCAGCGAAGAATTCATTCCAAATCCAATTTGGACGAACGATCCACGACTTGCCGACGCCGGTGGTCTTAAAAAACTCGCTGGCTGTCGATCCGATCCCCTTCTCAAAGCAAATGCCAGCAAAAAGGTCGCCACAGGGTTCGGCAGTCTTCGCCACATACTTGCCATAGTGGTACGCCGGATCATCTGACCCAGGACAGATCCACCAAAACGTGTTGTCAGGGCGGAATCGATTGAATGGCACCAGCGAAATGCTCTCGCCGAATTCCGGCCGCGAGTAGTCACGCAAGGCGTGCGCAAGGTCGCTCGAAGTGGCGTGCGATGTAGCGGGCTGCGATGGTGCGTCCGTCATGTCGGTCAAGCCTGTTGGCACATTCGTTGGAACTGAAAACGATGCGCGACCAATCTTATCAGGTGTGATTCGTTGCGACTATCTAGGCCGGCGGATGATTCACAGGCAATAGCGACGCATTTGAAAACGATCCAAGTCTCTCAACGCAGTACAACCCGCGACCACCTACGGCGAATTCAAGCGCGAGCTGCTGAACGAAATCTGCCGCTGCCTCAACATGCCGTACAACATCGCGGCCTGTAACAGCAGCGGATACAACTACGCCTCCGGTCGCCTCGACCACCAGACTTATTTCAAGGCGATCCGCGTCGAGCAGTCGCACCTCGAATGCGTAGTGCTGGATCGCATCCTCGCTGCCTGGCTCGATGAGGCGGTTCTCATCCCCGGCCTCTTTCCGTCGGGCCTGCCGCCGATTGCCGAATGGCCGCACCAGTGGTTCTGGGACGGGCACGAACACGTCGATCCCGCCAAGGAAGCTTCGGCGCAGGCAACGCGCCTCGCGAACCACACCACCACGCTCGCCGACGAATACGCGCGCCGCGGCCAGGACTGGGAATCGCAGATTCGCCAGCGAGCCAAGGAAATGGCGCTCTTGAAAGAGCTTGGCATCGCACCGGTGGCGGCGCAGCCCGCGCGCCCGTCTGCCGAGGAGTCTGACAACGAACCGTCCGACGAAGAAACGGAGACCGCCGATGCCGCATGAGCAGCGTGAAATGCGATTCGTCAGCCCTGTTGATCTCGCCATCGAGGCGGCGGCGACCGACGACAAGCCGACGCTGGTGCGCGTCGATGCCTACAGCGGCGGGCTGATGACCGTTGCCGGTTTTGGCCCGGTGGTCCTCGATGTCGAAGGCATTCAGTCCCCTGAGCGCGTGCCGCTCTTAGCGGATCACGAGAACCGTATCGAAGCGGTGCTGGGGAGCGGAATCCCGGTGCGACGCGACGGGCGATTAGCGGTTGAGGGAACTTTGTCGCGCGCTAGCGAGCGGGCGATGCGGGTGATCGAACTGCACCGCGAAGGGGTGCCGCTGCAAGCCAGTGTGGGCGCGGAGCCGCTTGAAACGGAGCGGATCGCCAAAGGGAGGCAGGTGGTCGTTAACGGCCGGGCGATCCGCGCCGAAGCGTCGAGCTTCCTGCTCGTGCGTCGTTCGCGGCTCAAGCATGTCGCCATCGTCGCCAACGGGGCCGACGGCGATACCAGCGTCAACATCGCGGCTCAAGCCGCACCTTTGAAGGAGAAGAGCGATATGGAATTCGCGCAATGGATCGAGGCTCAGGGGTTCGTCGCAGACGACCTGGACGATAAACAAACCGCCAGCCTGCAGGCGATGTACGATGCGGCCAACAAGCCGCCCGGCACGGACGCCTCCGCCACGGCGGGCAAGGACGTAACCGCTTCCGCCGTGGCGGACCTGCGGGCCGAGCTCGCCGCCGAGACGGCCCGCGTCGCGGCAATCCGAACGATCTGCGCCGGCAAGCACTCCGACATCGAGGCCAAGGCCATCGGGGAGGGATGGGATGCCACCAAGACCGAGTTGGCAGTGATTCGCGCCGAACGTCCCAAGGCGCCGGCGATCCATGCCGCCGGCGATTACGGACTTGCTGAGTCTGAAGTCATCGAGGCAGCGCTTTGGATTGCTCGGAAGCACTCGGATGTCGAGAAGCGTTTCAAGCCGGAAGTGCTGGATGCTGCGGACCGGCAGTATCGCAACCTCGGCTTCCAGCAGCTGTTCATGATGGCGGCCGCGGCGAATGGATACCCGTCACGTCCTGGCGAATCGATCCACTCGGGCAACATTCGTGAGGTGCTGTCCTACGCCTTTCCGCCTCGCAGCTTGCAGGCTTCGCATTCGACCTTCAGTCTGCCGGGTATTTTGCAGAACCTAGCGAACAAGGAACTCCTCGTCGGGTACACGGAGGAGGACCAGACGTGGCGCGAGGTTGCCACCGTTAAATCGGTCAGCGACTTCAAGGAGGTCACCAGCTATCGCCTGCTGGACGACATGGAATACGAGGAGCTTCCCAAGCACGGCGAGATCAAACACGGCAAGGTGAGCGAGGAATCGTACACCCGACAGGTGCGGACCTACGCGAAGATGTACGGTCTCGACCGAACGGACATCATCAACGACGATCTCAGCGCGCTGGATGATCTGCGTAAGCGGGTCGGCGGCGGCGCGGCGAAGAAGCTCAATAATGTCTTCTGGGCGAAGTTCCTCGACAACGCTGCTTTCTTCACGGCATCGCGCGGCAACTACATCACGGGCGCGGACACCGCTCTGGGCATCGACGGCACCGGATTGCAGAAGGGGATCACCGCCTTTCGCAAGCTGCGGTCGCCGGCAGCCGACGGCAAGAAGCGTGTGGTCGGCGGCCGACCCGAGTTCCTCCTGGTGCCGCCCGAGTTGGAGTTCGTGGCCCAGCGTCTCTACCAGAGTACGACGGTCAACAGCGGCGGGGCGGCCACGGCCGAGTCGATCCCCAACGCCAACATCCACGCCGGCAAGTACCGCCCGGTCGTCTGCGATTGGCTGAGCGATCCCGATTTCGCCGGCAGTAGCGCCACCGCGTGGTATCTGTTCCGCGCGCCGCGCAACCTGGCCGCGGTGGTCGTCTCGTTCCTCGACGGGAACCAGAACCCGACTGTCGATGTGGCTGAAGCGGACTTCAATCAGCTCGGCGTGCAGTTCCGCGGCTATCACGACTTCGGCGTCGATTTCGCCGAGTACCTGGCGGGCATCAAGAGCAAGGGCGCGGCCTGAGCGCCCCATTCATAGGAGCAGCATTGCATGGCAATCGCACAGTTCATTCACGATGGCGGTTACATCGACTACTCGCCCGGCAGCGCCGTGGCGGCCGGCGATGTGGTGGTGCAGGGCGACCTCGTGGGTATCGCCAAAGGAGACATTCCGGCGGGCCGACTTGGGGCGCTCGCGGTGGAGGGTGTGTACGACGTGGCGAAGGAGGCCGGTGGCGGCGTGACGTTCGCCGTCGGGGCGCTCGCCTACTGGGATTCTGTGAACAAGGTCGCGGTCACCGATGACGGAGGCGGCGCTTACAAGCTGCTCGGCAAGGTGGCAAAGGCAGCGGCCGATGGCGATGCGCTGGTGCGTGTGCGGCTGTGTCCGTGCGCCACTTCGCTCGAAGCCTCCAGCAGCGGGGCGTAAGCCGTGAGCGATCTGCTCGACCAAGGGTCCGCCTGGCTGGAAGGCCAGCGGAAGAAGCACGCCACGCGAGAGGTGACCTACCGGCGCGGCGTCGATGCGGTGGTCGTCAAAGCGACCATCGGGCGGACCCTTTTCGAGCAGGACGACGGCGCGGGCGTGACCGTCTGCATGCAGGTGCGGGATTACCTGATCGATACTGCGGACCTGGTGCTGGCGAGCGAGCCAACGCTGCCCGCGAAGGGGGACCGCATCGAGGAGATCGACGCCGGGCAGAAGCACACCTACGAGGTGCTGCCGCTGGGTGGCGAGCAGCACTGGCGCTACAGCGATCCGTACCGGCGGACGCTGCGGATTCACACGAAGCTCATCGCGACGGAGGCAGCGTAGTTGGCCACGATCATCCAGATTGCCGATGCCGTGGTCGCTCAGCTCAACGCTGCCACGTTCAGCCTGCCGCTCACCGCGGTACGGCATTACGTGCCGTCGTTCGAACTGCCGGACATGGAGACGCTGCACGTCACCGTGGTGCCGCGAGGGATTTCGAGTACGTCGCTGGATCGTAGCCGTGACACGTTCAGTTACGAGATCGATTTGGCGGTGCAGAAGAAAACCGACATGGCCCCTGCGACGCTCGACGCGTTGATGTCGCTTGTGGAGGAAATCGCGGACCACTTTCGCGCCGGACCGCTCGCGAGCTTTCCCGGCGCTCGCTGCATGGATGTGAAAAACGCGCCGGTGTTCTCGCAGGAACACCTCGACGAGCTGCGGCAGTTCACCAGTGTTTTGACTCTCACGTTTCGCGTGGTGCGATAAGGAGCGACGGATGAGGTGGGTATGTGCCATTGTGATTTGCCTTGTGGCAAGCGGGACCGCAATCGCGCAGACGATTGAACCGCCCGATCCACGTCTGGCGGCCGATTTGCCTCGCGAGATTCGCCAGTGGTTCCGCAACCCCGACGGCAGCTGCGTGCAGTGCAGTATCGGCATGTGCGGCGTCGATCAGAACATTCCCGCTGCGGCAACGCTCCTCTGGGACACCGAATATGGGCCGCGCGAGCGGGGCGGGTCGTACCCGTCGCGCGTCGCCGCCTACAGCCAGCGGCGCGGCATCCGCATTTACAACGTCACCGGGCAGAGCACGTTCGACTGGATGAAGTGGGCGGCCGAGACGGGACGCGGCGCCGCCATCGGCGCAGGTCGCGCTCATTTCCAGACGCTCATGGGCTACGACCCGCGGACCGGCACCTGGTACGTCTGCAACAACAACAGCCCACAGCGGATCGACGCCTACGACGAGGCGGCGTTTCGAAGGTTGCATCTGGCCAGCGGCCAATGGGTCGTGATTCTCGACTATCCGCCGCATCCCGAGCGGCCGCAATACGTGCAGTGGTGGTAATTGGGCAATGGGCTTTCCTAACTATGGAGAACGGAACATGAAGCGATTGGCGATGGCCATCGTCGCACTCTTGCTGACAGCGCAGGGCGCGACGGCGCAGGAGCCTGAGGTCGACACCGCCGAGGTGATGCGCCTCGGAAACATGGTGCAGCATGTCGATGGGATCGGCAGCGATCCGGCAGATAGCTTTGTCGAGGCGATGGGGCCGCCGGCCAGCGACGCAGACAAGTGGTACATCAGCGTGCTTTCCATGCAGGGGTGCGCCGCCTGCCAGAAGCTCAAAGCCGACTGGGCGACCAACCAG